GGCAGTCGCTTCACTGGGCGCGCGGCAAGTCTGCTGACCATCTCGACGCTGCACTGCGGCATATCGCAGAGCGTGACCTTGAAGGCGCCGCGTGGCGCATCCTGGCCGCGTTGCAGATGGAGTGCGAGGCGAACGGCGCTCCGGTGGCGCGTGGTGCGCGGCTTGCGGTTGAACCTGTAGCACTACCCGACCCCGCCGAAGTCCTACGCGAGCGCCTGGAATCCGCTGACGACGATTCGGCGGCTCCGTGAATCAGCCGAGGCGGCACTTCCTGATCCCTGACGTTCAGTCCCGGCCGGGCGTTCCGATGGATCACATTCCTTGGATCGCTCAGGCGCTTGTCGAATACAAGCCTGACACCATCGTCAATATCGGTGACTGGTGGGACATGCCCAGCCTGTCGATGCATGACGGCGCCGGCAGCATGAAGATGGAAGGCGCTCGGTACGAAGACGACGTGGCGGCAGGCAACGATGCGTTCGCCACGCTTTGCGCACCGATGGAAGCCGAGCAGGCACGATTGGTGCGGCGCAAGCAAAAGCGCTGGGAGCCGCGCAAGGTGTTCTGCTTCGGCAATCACGAGAACCGCATCAACCGGGCGGTCAACAACGCGCCAAAGTTCGCCGGAACCATTGGTGAGCATCATCTGAACACGCGCGACTTCGAGCGCCATCCGTTCCTTGAGCGGGTATGGCAGGACGGCGTGCTGTACTCGCACTACTTCCAGTCGAGCCATTCCTCCCACGCCATCGGCGGGACGATCGACAACCGGCTGAACAAGATCGGCGCCAGCTTCGCGCAGGGCCACGAGCAGGGTTTCCGGTACGGCACCCGCATACAGGCCAGCGGCGCGACATGGCACGGCCTTGTAGCGGGCTCTGGATACCTGCACGACGAGGACTTCCGGGGCGCGCAGGGACAGACCCATTGGCGCGGCGTCGTGGTGCTGAACGAGGTTCGCGACGGCGACTTTTGCGTGATGCCGCTCACGTTCGACTACCTGTGCCGCAAGTTCGAGGGTGTCTCGCTCGGCCAGTACCTGCGCAAGACCTACAAAGACGCCGAGCACCGGCTGACGCTGGCGAGAGCCGCATGAGCACCAACACCGGCAAGTTCACCACCATCAAACCGGCCCCGCGCCGCACTGACTGACGCGAGAGCGCTATCCATGTCCCCTGTGTCCGAAAAGTCGCGCAGCAACCTGGAAATCGGCGCGGTGTTCGCCGCGTTCCTGTTCCTAATCACGCTCGCGTTCAATGCCGGAATTCAGTACGGACAGATCCATACATTGCAGGTCGGGCAGGACGCTCACGACGCACAGATTCGCGCCCTGCAAGTCACGAACAACGAGATCGGCCGCACCGTCACACACATTGAAACGCTGGTCGAGGACATGAAAGCCACCGAAGAGCTGCGCCATACCGGGGCGATGCACTGATGGCAAGAATCACAGCAGTTGAGGCCGGCGGCCAGAACGTCTGCGCATTCCTGGACATGCTGGCGTGGTCGGAGATCGGCCCCGAGCTGCTGGCGCACAGTGACGACGGCTACGACGTACTGGTTGGATCAACTGGGCGCGGACCGCTGCTGTTCGACAGCTACGCGTCGCACCCGAACGTGTTCAACCGGCGCTACAACTCGACCGCTGCCGGTCGCTACCAGCTCCTGCACCGCTACTGGCCGGCGTATCAGTCGCTGCTCAAGCTGCCCGACTTCGGGCCGGAGAGTCAGGACCGCATCGCTATCCAGCAGATCCGCGAGCAGCACGCGCTGGCTGACGTGATCGCCGGGCGACTGGCGGATGCGATCGGCAACGTATCGAACATCTGGGCGAGCCTGCCGGGCGCGGGTTACGGCCAGCACGAACAGCACATCAACGATTTGCGCGCGGCCTATGTGGCCGCTGGGGGAGTGGTCGCATGAACTGGTCCGACGTTGGCAACAAGCTGCGCTCCATCGCTGGCGTATCGCTTCCGGCGATCGGCACTGCACTGGGCGGCCCGGCTGGGGCGGCAGTGGGCGTCATGCTGGGCAAGGCGCTCGGCACGGATACCACCCCTGACGCAGTAGCTGCTGCGCTCGATCCCGAGGCGGCGGTCAAGCTGCGCCAGATCGAAGCGGACCTGTCCAAGGCTCAGATCGACGCCGACGTATCCGTGCTGCAAGCGGTCAACACGACCATGCAGACCGAGGCCAAGGCCGACCACTGGCCAACGTACTCGTGGCGTCCGTTCGTGGGATTCTGCTTTGGTATCGCGTGGCTTGGCGATTACATGGCGCTGCCCCTGCTGCATATCCCAGTTCCGACTGTGCCGCCAGAGGCATGGCTGGCAATCGGCGGCGTGCTGGGTGTCGCTTCGTGGTTCCGGGGAAAGATGCAGGCCGACCCGACCGTTGCTTCGGACAATAGGGGCTGACATGCACAACACGACTGGCTTTGTTACCGGGTTTGGGAATGGCATCGACCGCGGCACAACCGACTGCATCAAGCGCGACGGCATGGGCAACGGTATCGACCGGGACGGAAGCTGATGGACGCACCGTTCAACAGCTTCGACTTCAACCGCCGTGGCCAGCTGGTACCAAACCGCGAGGCGCTTTGGGCTTCTGAAGGTTACAAGCGGCAGATTGAAGCGCTAGCACTCCTGTTCGATGAAGACGGCAGGCCGCGTAAGAAGCCTAGCGCCGGCATCGACACGGTAGGCGGCTGACATGCGTATCAACACGACATTGCTGGCGGCGTGCATCCGCATGGCTCTAGCCATCAGCTGGCATCGGAACTGACATGGAACGCGCCCTCGCCGCCTTCTGCATCCTGTGCTTCGCGAGCCTGCTCCTCGTGCTTATCTACTGGGACCGCCAGCCCCGCAAGGAGCCGCAGCGCCCGACCGTGCCGCTGGATCAGAGGTTGCCGCCGGCATGAGCATGCGCGGTCTAAAGTAGACGGAAGTAGACCAATGGCAGCAGGACGCAAAACAGGCGGGCGGCAATCAGGCACCCCGAACAAGGTGCTGGTCGACGTAAAGGCCGCCGCACAGATGCACGCGAAGGATGCCATCGACGCGCTGTCGCTCATCATGCGCGGGGTCGACATGCCTCCCGCCGCCCGTGTGTCTGCAGCCAAAGAGCTGCTTGACCGAGGCTACGGCAAGGCTCCGCAGACGATCGACCAGACGACGACAGTGAAGGGACCACTCCCGGAGCTTTCCCTGGAGGAACTGCGGGAGGCCGCGAAGTCCGCCGAACAGAAGTTCTAAGCCCATGCAAGAGATGACGCCGGAAGAGGTTGAAGGCGCCAAGGCTCTCGCGCGAGGTGGCCTGTACCCGTTCAGCCGATGGATGTTCCGCCAGCGCAAGGGCTACAGCTGGCAGCGGGCCGATCACCACGAGGCTATTTGCAACGCCTTGGAGCGGGTGTTCCGTGGCGACTGTAAGCGCCTCATCATCAATATCCCGCCGCGCTACTCCAAGACCGAGCTGGCGGTGATCAACTTCATGGGCTGGGCACTGGGCAAGGTGCCTGACGCCGAGTTCATCCACACCAGTTACTCCGGCGCACTGGCGACCGGGAACGCTTGGCAGACACGCGAGCTGGTGCAGTCGGATGCCTACAAGGAGATTTTCCCCGGCACAGAGTTGCGTCAAGACAGCGCCGCGAAGCACGAATGGCGAACTACGGCCGGTGGATGCGTCTATGCGGTGGGCGCGGGCGGCACGATTACCGGATACGGCGCGGGCAAGCATCGCCCCGGCTTCGGTGGCGCCATCATCATCGATGACCCGCACAAGGCCGACGAGGCCCGCAGCGATGTCATCCGCAACGGCGTCATCGAGTGGTTCCAGAACACGCTCGAAAGCCGCAAGAACGGCCCGGATACGCCGATCATCCTGATCATGCAGCGCCTGCATGAGCGCGACTTGGCGGGCTGGTTGCTGTCAGGCGGTAATGGGGAGGCATGGGAGCACGTCTGCCTGCCGGCCATCAGCGAGGCAGGCGAGGCGCTGTGGCCTGCCAAACACAAGATTGCCGATCTACGGCGCATGCAGCAGGCGGCGGCGTACACGTTTGCAGGCCAGTACCAGCAGGCGCCATCGCCGGGCGAAGGCAACATCTTCAAGCCAGACAACATCGGCGTGATCGATGCGCTGCCGCTCGACGACGAGATTGAATGGTTTCGCGGCTGGGACTTGGCGGCCAGCGTGCCCAAGCCCGGCAGCGATCCCGACTGGACGGCGGGCGGCAAGCTGGGGCGGGGCAAGTCGGGGCGCTACTACATCGGCGACATCACTCGCTTTCGTGGCGGCCCGGATGAAGTGCAGGCAGGCGTCAAAGGCGCCGCAGGACGCGATGGCAAGCCGTGCAAGGTATCGATCCCGCAAGACCCTGGGCAGGCCGGCAAGTCGCAAGTTCTGTCATTCGTCCGGCTGCTCGAAGGCTACACGGTCAAGACCAGCCCCGAGAGTGGCGACAAGGTGACACGCGCTGAGCCATTCGCGGCACAGGCCAACGTCGGCAACGTGTCGATGTTGCGGGCGCCGTGGAACGACGCGCTGATCGCCGAGATGCGCGTGTTCCCCAATGGCGCCCATGACGACCAAGTAGATGCACTGAGCCGCGCGTTCAGCGAGTTCGTGCAGCCCAGCACCACCGGCATCCTCGACTTCTACCGCAACGAATCACGAAAACAGGACTGACGCATGCCCCCGATCCCCGCCGGTGCCAAGACAACCGATCTTGCGCCGGTGGCGAATGCTGCCCGTCAGCAGGGGTTTCTTGGCCGCCTGTCGACCGCCGTGCGCTATGCCATTGCCGGCGTGTCGCCTGATACGTGGATGAGCCCCAACCAGCCCGTGCAGCCGGTGGCGCAGGGTGCAGCAGGGCGGCAGTTTGATTACCCGGTCGGCGTCAACCTCACCTACACCCCTCGCGGCACCGAGCTAACCAGCTTTGGTCAGCTGCGTGCGCTGGCTGACCGCTGCGACTTGGTGCGCCTCGCGATCGAAACCCGCAAGGACCAGATGGCCGCGATGGTGTGGTCGGTGGTGGGCGTGGATGACGCCAAGAAGACCGAGGCCGATCCGCGCGTGCAGGCGATCACAGCCCTGTTCAAGCGCCCCGATGGCGTGCACAGCTGGCAGTCGTGGCTGCGCATGCTGATGGAAGAGGTGATGGTGACCGACGCCACGGCCGTCTATGTGCGGCGGCGCAACAGTGGCGACATGTTCGGCTTCGAGCTGATCGACGGCACCACCATCAAGCCGCTGGTGGACGATGGCGGCCGGCGTCCCGCTGCTCCGTCGCCCGCCTATCAACAGATCCTCAAGGGCATCCCGGCAGTCGATTACACCGCCGATGAACTGGTGTACACCCCGCGTAACCCGCGCGTGCACAAGTTCTATGGCTTCAGCCCGGTCGAGCAGATCATCCTCACGGTCAATATCGCGCTACGCCGCATGGCGAGCCAGCTGCAGTATTTCACCGAGGGCAACATCCCGGCCGCGTATGCCTCGCTGCCGCAGGATTGGTCTGGCCAGCAGATCAAGGAGTTCCAGGCGTACTGGGATTCGGTGATCGAGGGCGATCAAGGCTACAAGCGCAAGGTTCGCTTTGTGCCGGGCGGGACGAAGGTCGAGAGCGTCAAGGAGGCGCCGCTCAAAGACGAGTTCGATGAATGGCTGGCGCGCGTCGTGTGCTACGCCTTCAGCCTGCCGCCGACCGCCTTCATCAAGCAGCAGAACCGCAGCACGTCCGAGACGCAGCAGGAAGCCGGGCTGAAAGAAGGCATGGCGCCGCTGATGGTGTGGGTGAAGGAGGTGATGGATCACCTGATCCAAGTGCACCTTGGTTGCCCCGACCTGCAATTCAAGTGGGTGGAGGAAGAGTCGCTCGACCCGGCGGCACAGAAGGAGATTCTGACCGGCTACCAGAAGCAGGGCGTCTACAACATCAACGACGTGCGCGCCAAGCTGGGCGAGGAACCAATTGCCGAACCGGGCGGCGACGCCTACCTGATCTTTACCGCCAGCGGTGCCGTGCCGCTCGAACAGGTGATGGCGCCGCCCCCGGCACCGGTCGACCCAAACAACCCCGACCAGCCGCCACCCAAGGGTGGCAAGCCGGCCCCGAAGCCTACGCCCAAGGATGACGCCCACAAGCACGCGCACGGCGACCTGAGCAAGGCGTTCGAGCCGCTGACCAACCGCGAGATGACGCTGCGCGATACGTTCGCCGCTGCGCTGGATGTGGTCAAGCAGGATGCGGTCAAGGCGCTCAAGAAGCTTGGCAAGACGATGGCCGCTGACGGCTCCCGTGGCGGCGACAACGGCACCTCGGCAGACGATGCGTGGGTGCTCGAATACGTCAGCGAACTGGATACGTCCGGCCTGTCGCTCGCGTGGGATGACTACAGCGACACGCTGACCGCGACCACCAGCGACGGCGCCAAGCACGAAGTCGCCAAGCTGATCGTCACCGAGCCTGAGATTACGACCACTTCACCCGAGGCAGTCGCCGCGATCTTTGGCGGCAAAGACCCCGATGCGATCAAGTGGGCCAGCGAGCACGCAGCCGAGATGCTGTCCAGCGACGGCACCGGCGGCAAGCTGGCCGAGTCGACCCGCGAGATGGTGCGCCAGACGCTCACCGAGGCGCTGCAGGCGGACGCCAGCCATACCGGCTTGGCTGAGCTGCTCGAAAGCGCCTACGCCTTCAGCCCGGAGCGTGCCGAGCTGATCGCGCGAACCGAAGTCGGCAACGCTCAAGAAAATGGCCGAATGATCGGCGCGCAAGCGGTCGGCATGAAGGCTAAGCGATGGGTGAAAGACCCTGATCCTTGCCCGGTGTGCGTTGCCAATGCAGAGCAGGAATGGATACCGATCGACCAGCCGTTTCAAGGTGGCGTAATGGCCCCTTTGCAGCATCCTCGCTGCCGCTGTACGGCCACTTTC